TCAATATTAGTGAGCTGACTACTGACGAAACGCGGGAGCTGATTAAAGCAATGAATCATTTTCGTGCAGTGGTGAGCTTATTTCCGAAACGGCTAACCATGCCGAATTAACCCAAAACAGAAATTAATGGCGTAAACCCGCCGGGCATTCTTTTGCCCAAATTCAGGAGAATTGATGATGCGAAATAGTGAAACGCGTACCACCAAAACCGGACCAGATGATGCCGGTTTATTCCAGCTGTTTAACGAGACTCGCCTGGATGAGCGTAAAAGCTGTGCCTTTGCCGTTTCCCTCCGCATGGAGGCACTGGCGCTCCACATCCTGCAAAAGGAAATGACCGGAATTGAGGCGGCAGAACTGCTGCGCCGTGAAGTTGCTCGTTATGAAGCTGAATCACGCGGGGACTGGCACTAATGGCTGATTCCATGGATCTCGTACAGCAGCGCGTCGAAGAAAACCTGCAGCGCCATATCCAGAACGCCCGCACCAGAAAGCCGGGCATTGCTCGCGTTCTTTGCATCGACTGTGACGCGCCAATACCAACAGCTCGCAGACAAGCTATTCCGGGCGTGCAGTGCTGCGTTACATGTCAGGAAATCGCAGAACTGAAAGGCAAGCACTACACCCGAGGCGCGCTGTGAACTTCGGAGTCTGTCAGTGATGCCTGAATTAACAAACGACAAAGGCGGCCCGACTGAGGCCGCCGGGGCTTTTCCATGGAATGCCCCGAAAAAAGCTGTAAACCCCTATCTGGACCCGGCGGATGTTGCGCCGGTGTCTGCGCTTTCAAACCTGATCACTCTTTACGCTGCGGATAGCGAGGAGGAACAACTGCGCCACGAGGCCCTGAGTGATGAGGTCTGGGAACGCTATTTCTTCAATGAGTCACGCGATCCTGTTCAACGTGAACTTGAACAGGACCAACTCATCAGCCGTGCCAAAATGGCCCGTGAGCAGCAGCGCTTTAATCCCGATCTGGTCATTCTGGCTAACGTTAGCGCCGAACCCGCCCACGTCAGCAAACCACTGCTGGAAAGAATTAAATTCTTCCAGGGGCTGGGAAGGGCGAAGGCTTATTCCCGCTATCTTCGTGAAACAATCAGGCCGTGCCTTGATCGACTGGAACGCGTGCGTGAAAGTCAGGTGTCTGCCTCTTTCCGGTTTATGGCGAGCCATGAAGGACTGGAGGGGCTGCTGATTCTGCCCGAAATGAATCAGGAGCAGGTCAAGCGCCTGTCTACACTGGTTGCGGCATATATGAGCATGTGTCTCGATGCCGCCTGCAGCGATCTGTTTGTGACTGATAATGTGAAGCCGGAACAAATCCGCCAGTCATGGGAAAAGGTAGCCGCTGAAGCAATGCGCCTTGATGTGATCCCACCTGCCTTTGAACAGCTGCGCCGCAAGAAACGCCGTCGCAAGCCTGTGCCCTATGACCTTATTCCGGGTTCGCTGGCGCGTATGCTTTGTGCAGACTGGTGGTATCGCAAACTGTGGCAGATGCGCTGCGAGTGGCGGGAGGAACAGCTGCGTGCCGTTTGCCTGGTCAACAAGAAAGCGTCTCCTTATGTCAGCTATGAAGCCGTGATTAACAAACGTGAGCAGCGCCGCAAATCGCTGGAGTTTTTCCAGTCACACGAGCTGGTCAATGCCGACGGTGACACGCTGGATATGGAAGACGTGGTGAACGCCAGCAGCAGCAACCCGGCGCACCGTCGTAATGAAATGATGGCGTGCGTGAAAGGCCTGGAGCTGATCGCAGAAATGCGCGTCGACTGCGCCGTGTTCTATACCATCACCTGCCCGTCGCGCTTCCACGCCACCCTCAACAATGGCAGACCGAATCCTAAGTGGACCAGCGAAACGGTCCGACAGAGTAGTGATTATCTGGTCGATACGTTCGCCGCATTCCGCAAAGCCATGCACAAAGCCGGGCTGCGCTGGTATGGCGTGCGCGTTGCTGAGCCGCATCACGATGGCACCGTGCACTGGCATCTGCTGTGCTTCATGCGCAAAAAAGACCGCCGCACGCTCACTGCTCTGCTGCGTAAATTTGCTATTCGTGAAGACCGCGCCGAGCTGGGCAACAATACCGGCCCGCGCTTCAAGTCTGAACTAATCAACCCGCGCAAAGGCACACCGACCAGCTACATCGCCAAATACATCAGCAAGAACATCGACGGGCGGGGGCTGGCAAAAGAGATCAGCAAGGAAACGGGCAAATCACTGCGCGACAGCGCCGAGCACGTCAGTGCCTGGGCATCCCTGCACCGGGTTCAACAATTCCGTTTCTTCGGCATTCCAGGGCGTCAGGCATACCGCGAGCTGCGCCTTCTGGCCGGGCAGGCGGTGAGGGCACACGGCGATAAAAAAGCATGTGCGCCGGTGCTGGAAAATGCGCGTCTGGATGCCGTGCTTGCTGCAGCCGACGCGGGCTGCTTTGCCACCTATATCATGAAGCAGGGCGGCGTACTGGTTCCCCGCAAACATCACCTTATCCGAACCGCATACGAGCTTAACGACGAGCCGGGCACCTATGGCGATCACGGCATCCGAATCTATGGCATCTGGTCCCCGATTGTTGAGGGCCGGATCTGCACGCACGCGATGAAGTGGAAAATGGTTCGTAAAGCCGTTGACGTTCAGGAGGCGACAGCCGACCAGGGCGCTCGCGCCCCTTGGACTCGTGGCAATAACTGTCCCCCTGTTGAAATTTTGAACCAATCAGGGGGCGAACTACCGGGCAGCGAAGAACCTGCAGCGCTGCCGGACTTCGAGAACATGAGCAAAAAGGAACTGCGCGAGCTAACAGCCAGGCTGAGACTGGTCAAACCGAAGCGCCGGAAAGGGTATAAACAGGAAATTACAGAACACCAACGGCTGCAGCTCGATGCTGAGCTGAAATCCAGAGGCTTTGACGCCAGCGAAACGGAAGTGGATCTGCTTCTGCGTGGCGGCAGCTTGCCATCTGGAGCGGGGTTGCGCCTGTTTTACCGGAATCAGCGACTACAGGAGGATGATAAATGGCGTCAGTGGTACTGAGAAAGTCGGTAATCAGCTTATCTATTAATCAATAGGTTAGCTGAGTAAAAAACCATTTCAGCTTTAAATACATATGTTGTACTGTATATATAAACAGTAATAAGGGGAGGGAGTTGTGAACGATTTGTTCATGGAGTCACTTGCATTGCAGCGGATAGAACTTATGGCCCGGCTGGTCGCCAGCTCAGATTGTAGCGATGACGACAAGGAGGTTGCGATCTCGTGGTTGTCGGAGCTGACTAGCGATCTGTTTACCAGGCTAAATGAATATGGAGTAGGGCAGGATGAGAGTACGCATTAGTGATTTCGCACCATGGGAAACTCCCTCCTATATGGCATCCTGCGGTTTGAGAAAGCAGTGCATGTCTATGGTGCATGGATTCGCATGATCCAAATAGGATCGCAACAGGTCGGGGCCGCCAGAACTGGCGCGCTTTCCGGCCTGTCATGCACCTGCATGAAAACCACTACACAAAGCGGGCAGGCGTGGCGGGGATACGATTGCGCGCTTATTTCAAAACGGCAATAATTAACTTTTCAAAACCTATCCTAGGAAAGACAATGTTTATCTGCGAAAACCATATCGTCGAACCAAACGTAAAAAATCATGTTCGTCTGCAGACTGAAAACAACATATGTGTGTTTTGTAATACTGTTACAAAATGCCTAGATACTGATTCGATAGAAGCTCGAAATTTGCTAAAAGCAATCCTACGTTATAACTTTGATGAAGTTCTCTATAATACACATATTGGTGGTGACTATTTTACAGGTTTTTTATTAGCGGATGATTATATATTTTGCAAGGATATCCAAAGTCAAACGGAAGAGTTTACTGATCTTGATAGTGAAATATGGAGTATGGGGTTCACAACTCCAGGTGAGATTGATATACACTCAGGGCATGATCAAGATGGCATGAGGAATATGCCGTTTATGTCAATTATTAACTCATACCATCCATTTATAGAAAAATTATCTAAGAAACTTGCTGAGGTAAATTACCATGATTTTGAAGATGAATTGAGGGATATTATTAAAGATTATGGAAATTCTTTTGCCAAAATAATTGAGGGTAGTTCTGTAGTTTATCGTGCTCGCGTAGGGACTGCTGGTTATAAAAAAGCTCATGAAGATTTTAACCGTGAAGGTAAGAAAATATTCGTTCCATACAAAAATAAAGAAATAGGTTCTGTTCCTCCTCTTAAAGCTACAGCAGGTAGAGCTAATAGGGTAGGGGTTTCATACTTATATTGCGCGACTGATAGCTATACCGCGATCGCTGAAGTTAGACCTCATCCTACAGATGTAGTTTCTTTAGGTAAATTTAGCGTGTCACGAGCTTTAAAAGTATTCGATTTTTCATATCCAAATTTATTAGACTTTATCGAAAATGAAGATACTTTATTGAGAATGATTCCTTATGCTAAAATGGCGGGTATTTTTAATACCGCTACACCACCCTCTTTAGAGGGAAGGTATAGTGTTTCACAGCTCATATCTGACTGCATAAGAAAGGAGGGGTACGATGGCATACAGTTTTCAAGCACTGTTGGTGAAGGGAAGAATTTAGTTGTGTTTAATCCTAATAACATGGAATTTATTGAGGGTAGTTCAACGGTAATTGAAATTGATAAAGTGCAATATATATACGAAGAAAAACAAGTAGTAGGGATGAATGATCAGTGGGAAATTTATTATAATGAAGTTGAGTAGGTAAATGTGGCTCCGCAATTTCTTGCGGAGCTAATTTTGTGATGTTAACCTAACGAGTATGAGTCAAATCTTATTATTTTATCTCCGAGCCAATTGTTAATTTCGACCATTCTTTTCTGTAATGGAATAAGTTCATTTCGCACAAACACATTAGCAGCCTTTTCCACATCCCCAAATCCCCCAACATTACTCGGCATGATCCCCATCATCTGCGGCGGAACGCGGTGTGCCGCCATCATGTCGTCCCGGCTCACGTTCTTGATGTTCAGAAACTCATCCTTTGCCGCGACCTCTGACAACGGGATGATCTGAATCCCGTCTTTCTTGCCGTTCGGCGAGTACATAAAAAGGTTGCGGAAGTTGCCCGGCCCTTTGGCACTTTTCATCGCCTGGCGGATGTTGTTGACGTCCTCCTGGTTCTGCGCGGCGTCGGTCATATACATGATGAACCCTGCATGGCTGCCGTTGATGTAATACTTGCGGCGGAACAGGGTGGCGGACTCGTTCAGCAGGGCGGAAGGGATAGCGGACAGGTATTCCGGCAGGCCGTAAATCTCCTGGTTTAAATCCGGCTCCATCAGGTGAAAGATGCTACCTTTCGTGAACTCGTAAGGCTGCGTGGTCATTCCGTACTGCACAAACCAGTAGGTATCCAGATCCACGCCGCGACGGGTGTATTTGGCCAGCGACGGCTCCAGCGACAGAATGCCGCCGAGCCGGTTGGTGCGCTTCTCGAGATAGGCGTTACCGAATACCAGATAGTCCTGGACGAAGCGGCTGAATGCCTGTTGGCTGAGCAGAGGGTGTGGGATAAAGGTGCTGGTCAGAATGTTGCGCTTCACGGCAATCGGTGAGCTGTGATGCACGGCTGCACGATAGGTGCGCGCCAGTCCGTCAAAACTCACCGGCGGCTCATACCAGCGGTCCATCTGCACGCACTCGACATAATCCAGCAGCTCGCGGCGGTCCAGTACCGGGATTGGGTCGCCGAAACTGAACGCTTCTGCTCTTGTCGCGCCGCTGTGCTGAACGTTATGCGCGGCTGCAGCGCGGTTTTTATTTCTCTTGCCCATTAAAAAATCTCCACAATATTGCTGGTATTGGCGGATTCGCCCTGCAGCGGTTCGTTAAACAGTGCGTGCATCGTGGCCCACGCCAGATCGGCATGGCTGGCTTCTTCGCTGCGGCTGGCTTCGTAGGTCGGGCGGTTGCCGCTGGCGGTGGTGGCCCGGCGGATAGCCATGAATGACTGCGCGATATCGGTGTGCCCAGCGTCAAACTCCAGACGGCGGTGGCTGATAATGTCGTAGGCCTTGAGCACCAGGGCGTTTTTAACGTTGGGGTTGTAGACAAACTCGCGCACGGCAGGGAAGAACGCCTTCACGTTCTCATACACACCGTGGCCGACGCCGGTGGAGTCGATGCCAATGTAGGTCACGTTGTACTGTTGCGTCAGCTTTTTGATGGCGTCCGCCTGGGCGCGGAAGTCCATTCCGCGCCACTGATGGCGCTCCAGAATGCGGAACTTGCCGCCCGGCACCGTGGGCGGTGCCATCACCACGCAGCCCGCGCTGTCACCGTTCTGCGTACCTTTCGCCGGGTCATAGCCGATCCACACTTCTCGCCAGCCAAACGGGCGAAGCGCCAGGGCGTGAAAGTCGCTCCAGACTTCCCAGCTGTCCACCATGCAGGCCTGCAGCTCGCTGAGCGGGAACACGGACGCCAGATCGTCGATAAACTCGCACATCAGCAGGTTCTGGTATTCGTCCGGGCTGTACTCCATGCGCAGCTGGTCGATGTCGAACAGGTTACAGCCGCCGCGCACCGCGTCTTCCACGGTGACAATCTGGCGATACTGTCCGTCCGGGCAGAGCAGGCCGGGGGCCAGGCTGCCGTGGGTCAGGTCAATATCCACTTTGTCCGCTTTGGCGCGGCCCCGGTTGAACAATGCGCCGGACCAGAACGGATACGCGCTGTGCGTCAGGCTGGATGGCGTGGAGAAATAGGTCTGGCGCCATTTTTTGTGAATAGCCATCCCGGAGGCGACTTTGCGCAGCTCCTGGAATTTCGGTATCCAGAAATATTCATCCAGGTACAGGTTGCCGTGGTAGCTCTGCGCCGTGCGGGCGTTAGTGCCGAGGAAGTACAGACACGCGCCGTTGCTGAGCGTCATCGGGTCGCCTTTCAGCTCCACATCGACCTCTTTGGCAAAGTCGATGATGTACTGCTTAAAGACGTGCGCCTGCGCCTTGCTGGCGGAGAGGAAAATCTGGTTGCGGCCGGTGGTGATGGCGTCAATCAGCGCTTCACGGGCAAAGAAGAAGGTCGCCCCAATCTGGCGAGACTTGAGCAGGTTGCGGATGCGGTGCCGGTTGCCTGCCTCCCACCAGTGGCGCTGGTAGGCAAACATCGAGTCGTGGAATACCTCCTGCAGCTTCTCGATCTGCTCGTCGGTAAACAGATTTTTTTCCGGCTGTTTGCGCGGGCCTTTGTTGCGGTTGGCGACGTTGGGGTTGAGGTCGGCTTCGTTGCCGCCGTCGTTGAACTTGCCTATGCGGGCGTGTCGCTCGGACTGGCGCGCCAGCAGGTCAATTTCCTTAAAGTCTTTCCCTTCTTTCTGCTCCTTCATGATGAGCTGGCAGTAGCGCGCGGCGGTGGTGAGCTGCATCTGATCCAGCGGCCCGTACTCGCCCCATTTGTCGCGTTTTTTCCAGCTGTGAACGGTTGCAACTTTCTCGCCCAGCATTTCAGCAATGCGGGCTACGCGGTATCCCTGAAAGTACAGCAGCATGGCCTGCCGACGGGGATCGAGGTCTGCGGGGGTCAGTGTC